CTTCTTGTTGTGCTCTTAAATTTTGTCGTTGCTCTGGTGTCATTGCTTTTAATTCACCTATTCTTTTTTTAGTGAACTTACCTGCTTGATACAAACCTTCTGCACCTAATGATGCAATACCAAGTGGTGATGCAATTCTTGCTATACGCATAGCCATTCTAGGATTAAAACCTAAATTAAATAATCTTTGTGCAGCTCCCATCTTTGCAGATTGTTTCACAAGTGCTGGTGCAAAAGCTGCCTCTGCTGCAATACTTGCTCTATCAATCGCAGACGTTGGATCTACACCAAAACCTGCTGTTAATCCTACAGCACCAAGTGGGGTTGGTATACTTTTAAAAGCTTCTCTTAAAACACCTGGACTAAACATAGGGTTTGCTGCCATCATGAGTCCTCTATTTTCTGCAAGATTTGCTACACGTTTTACTTCTTTTTTAAAATTTTGTTTTTCTTTAACAGAGTAATCTTTAAATTTTTTATCTCCAAATTTAGCTAACTGACTTGGGTTTTTATCCACACCTTTTCTTACTTGTGATAATTCAAAAATAGTTCCGTTTTCATCAAACACTGGTTGATATTCTATGTAACCAATAGCGTTTTTTAAATTTTTAGGTAGTTTTGCTTTTGCTCTATCAACTAAATTTTTTGATTTAGCATTTAAATCATTTAATTTTTTTACAGCATTTGGATCTGATAAATCTAAACTACCTATTTCATCAGCGATATCGTTTAATTGTAAATTAAATCCACCTAATCTTTCATTAAATTTTTTATCTAATATCATTACATCTTTTGCACTTAATTTAGATAAACCACCTATTGGAAATATGTGATGAAAGTTTTTTTGAAATGTTCCAGAAACATCAAACCCTTGAGCATTTCTTATTCTGTTTACCCTTTTTACTTGTTTGGGACTTCTTTCTCCTGGTGCAACTCTTGGTCTACCTGATTCTTCTACGATACCAAATTTTAATTTTAAACTATCTAATTTTTTCTTACTGATTCTATCTCCATATTTTTTTAAAATCATTTTTCTAGACATGTTAGGAGCATCTGCAACTATTTCATCTATGACACTTTTATCAAAATTATATTGATTAAGTCTTCTTTTATCTGCTTTAGCTACTTTTATGTCAGGTTCTTTCTTTTTTATGTAATCTAAAATAGTGTCATTATCGAACCCATATTCTTGTTCTAACTCTACAGAAGAAAAACCTTTTTTAAATTTTTCTATAATTTCTTTTCCTGTTTTTTCGTTAATGATATTTCTTCTTATACCTCCTGCAGGAGTATCTGAATAAACGGTGCCAAATCTATTTGTTCTTGGATACTTAAAAACTTCAGTTTTAACAGGACTAGTTTTTCCTACATTTCTGCCAGTGCTAAATTCA